AAATCTAACTGTTTTGTCCAAAGGCATAATATATTGTCGATATAGTGGCCACTCGGTTCATTGATGTATCGCCAGGCGTGAAATATTCCCAGCTTGCATCATTAGTAAACCTACCAACCGTTCTGTTTTGTAAAATCATTTGAATGTTTGCGGCACTAACTGTAACCGTACCAACATACATACGCACTTCTTCCATCCATTGTTCGCCAATGTTGAAAGTATTAATAAATCCATAAAAATACTGATAAAGACCGCCAGCACCACCAGATGTAATTAATGAGCCATCAGTATTAAAAAAGCCTTTCCACATGGTAATTTGTGCGCCTTTTAAATTACCATTTAGCACCACGCCCAAAAGGGCTGTATCAATACCGACCAAAGTAATTGTGGTTTGATTGGCAGTAGATTTAATGTCCCGCTGAATTTTACCAATGCCAATTAGTTGCCCTAATCCGTCAAAAGGTAAAGCATCTACCGCTGGTACGGTAATGGCAGTTGGCGCAGTAGAAAAGCGATATTCTGTAGATGGCGTAACAATACGAACAAAATCCGCATATCGAATATTGTTAGTATTTTGTATTGGTGCTATTACTTGGCTCATAATACTGATTCAAATGCCTTAAATGGCCCAGACCATTGAATAAAGCTATCGTTAGTCATTGGGATCAAATTGTAAGTTGGGTATTGTTGCAAAATGATTGGAAAGGTGCAACCAGTATAAGTATTGCCACCTAATGCAACGGTTGTGCCATATTGCCCAATAACCGCATATTCTGGTGATACCAAAGTTGTTAATAAGGTGCGGTGAACAGGAATAGTAACGGTAGTCCCAGAACCACGCATAACATCAGCGGTAGCAATATAAGCATAACGATCAACCTGGCAAAAATCACCAGCCTTTACAATATAAGAAGTTGAAGATATGGATGGCAAACTGCCCAATACTAAATTTTTACCAGCAGATGCGGTTTCCCATTGACAAGCGGCAATTTGACTTGAAGTCATATCGCCTTGATATGCAATGTAATTTACCCATCCAGTAGATGCAAAATTAAGATATTGCTCTAGCGATTTATCGTAATAGCGTAAGTTAGCCAATAGACTACGATTTTGGCTGTAAAGCTGATAAGAGTTAGGCTTAAAAGTAAATTGGAATGGAATAACAGTAACAATTTCAGATGTAGAAATACGCTGGTTACGGCTAATAGCTTGACCGACCAATCTCTGATCCATAATCGTTACTTGCTCTGACATTGCCAGAATGGTGCTTATATCTGCCATATTTATCTACTTTGCGGTAATGATCGTTGGGCAGATTGATTAGCCGCCCATACTGCGGTTTGATTTCTAGCCAAAAATTGTGTAGCCGACTGAGTATCAATGGCAGACATTTGTTGAATATAAGGGCCGTTATAAACTACGGATGGTTGATTTGAGCCGCCCATAACATCAGCCAACTTATTGTTTGGCACTACAGTACCAGCGGTTTGTGGCACAAACAATTCTGGGCCATTCTCACCAACAATAGATGGTACGCCTACTGGTGGTTCGCCACCACTTGCAAAACCAAACAATGAACCAATACCAGATAGCATACCGCCTTCTTGCATTGAGCCGCCAATGCTTGACCCAATAGCTTGAAATAGTTTCATTTCTTGCGCTTTTAATTCAATCTTGAGCATATCATTTAAAATGCTCTTAGCTAAATCACCAAAGTTTAATTTACCAGTTTCAACAAATTTATCTAAGGCATTAGTCATTGAATTAGTAATAGAGTTAAACATTTCTTGCGCTTGCATAGCCGCATTATTGGAATTCTCTACATATTGTTCGTATGCTTTTTGCCAGCCATAAGTAAATGATTGCTGATAGGCTTGAGTTGCCAGAACTTCATCTTCTGTCTTTTGGACATAAGTTTCTGCGGTATCAATAATTTGCTGTTTTTGCTCTTTAAGCATTGTAATAGTACGCTGACCAGCCGCAGTTGTTGGATCAGTTGTAGCAATCTTTTTATCAACATTGTCCAATGCCTTTTGCATCTCTGCAAGAACTTTGGTGATCTCAGAAACATAATCTTTTTGATTTTTAGTAAGATGTGTTTCCGCTTCTTTTGCAGACAATAATTGAAACTGAATAGCCGCCTGGCGTTCGTACTCTTTGGATAAATCTTGTGCTTGTAATAACTGTTTTGAACCAGCGGGTGTAACTGGTCTATCCGCTGGCCCTTGTGGTTTTTCTTTTGCCTTTTCTGGGTTCATTAATTTTTGCAAAGATTCTTCATACTTTGCATAATCTGAACTCATCTCATCAAGGCCGCCTTTCCAATCTTTTTTGGCCTCATCAATATTGCCTCTAAGAACATCGGCAATAACAAATCCTACAGTTTTTGTTATATCGCCAAGTTGAATAATGCCTTGTTCTGCGGTGTTAAAAGTAACCGCTAAAACATCAACAAAAATACCAAATAATTGAATTAATCCTTTTACTGGATCAGCCAGCTTGTGCAACCCTTCATAGAACATATCTACTGCTGGAATGACTGACCTTGTGAACTCAAGACCAATATCTTTGGAATCTTTAGCCAATTTAAGGCTAAGTTCATGCGCTTGTTCTACAGAAGCGGCATATTGATTCATTGTGCCTTTAGCTTCTTGCAAATGTTCATTTAAACCAACAATGTCTGTACCACGAATTTGACGGCCTAAAGTCTGGAAAGCCAAACCATTGCGTTCTGCGGCATCTTTAATATTTGCCAGTCCAGAAATAGTCTTTTCAAATAATTGTTGTGAAGATAAGGTGGCTAAGTCTTTTAAAGACACGCCAACTCTTGCAAATGCTTCTTGGGCTTTTGCGCTACCTAAAGCGGCAGATTCTACTTTTTGAGTAAAACCAGAATAAATGGCAGATGTATTTTCAGCATTGCCACCGCTTTCCTCTAATGCCCTGGACAATTCCAAAACAGATGCGGTAGTTACATCATTGGCATTTGCTGTTTTAACTATAGTATCGGCATATTCCAACGCCTTTTTAGTCATTTCAGTAAAAGCCGCTATTGATAATAATTCTGTAGCGGTTTCTTTAAAGTTATCAAGGGATTTTTTGGCGGCTTCTAGGGCTTGAGTAAAATCGACTGTATCCAGTCCCATTTTTACGCCTAGATTCGCAATATTTGCCATTTATTTTCCTTTGAACAAACTTTCTGGTACTTTAGGGCTCATTAACATAAATGTTAATAATTGTTGATTAGCTTGAGCCTTTTTATCTTGTTCTGTTAATGGCGGATAAATATACCCATACACTCTGGGTATTATATCTTGCAATTTATAACTTGGCTTACCTTTTGGCAACATTGAATTAAACTGACCAGCGGTCAATGTGCCTAATACTTCCAAGATTCCACGATTACCAATTAATCCATCAGCATACATAATGCAGATGTCGGTAAATGTTTCTTCGTCTATTTGGTTCGGGTCAGACCCGTGTGCAAGGATATAAGCCTTTGTTTGCCTACGGATCGACCCAGTTACTTTCCCTTTGCGGATTCGTAACTTGGGCTAATGGTTTTAGTAATAGAATCTACCACTTCTAATTGAATAGAAAATGGGAATAATTCTTCAACCATTGAATATGTAATAGTATTCATGTCAAAAGTTTTATCTTCTGGCACGATTAATTTAAACATTTCAGTAATACGATTTTCGGTAATTGCTTTATTTTTAGCAGTTTCTTTTAATGATCTACCTTTAATTAATACATCATTTTCTTGAAACTCTACGCCTTCATTAATGAATTTATCTTTATTTTCAATAAATGGATTAGATAATTCTTGATAATATTTATTAATCAAATCATCAGAAACAGTTTTAACTCTTTCCAAAATAGCTTCAAATTCCAATGTAGTTGGCACTTTAATCTGGAAAGTATGGCCGCCCAACTCAAATGAACGAGTGCGGACTAAATCTTGATTTTCAAGAAATTTCTTGCCTAAAGCATTTGCAAATTGATTCATTTTGTTTCCTTCATATGTTTTGATCTATATTTTTCTAATGCGCTACCAAAGTCATCACTTAATGAAGCCAATACCGTTGGCACATTAGTTTCTAAAGCTGGGCGCAAATAAGGCTTTGCTGGCATTTTAGCAGTACCAAATTCATTGACAATCGTTCTGGCATCCATAACGGCAAATTGCTTAATTGAGCCTTTTTTGCTATGCAAGTTATGGAAAGCCTTTGGGTGAAATTTACTGCCAGGGGCTACAGAAACCCTCGCCATCATAATTTCAGTAGGGCTAACATACCTAGAGTGCTTATCTTTATTTGTAGGCTTTCTGGCTTCAATTTGAAGGGTTGCCGCCAACTGTCCAGTATCTTTCCGCACCAATTCTTTAGCGGTATTTAAAACTGATTTCATTGATTTTCTTGCGCCATTACGCAATATATTTGTAGCATCTTTAGGGCCAAAATCGTCTTGGATTTTGTCAATCAATTCTTCAAATTCTTGGAATCCCTCAAATTTGAAAGTTGTTTTCATTTTGGCTTGATTAAATGCTCAAAAATAGAATTGTTTAGTTTTTTAACAAACTGAGCAATTTCGTCTGGCGTTAATTTGTCTGCGTGATGGGAAGCGATCTGATAAGCCAAATCCACTCCCATTAATTTTTGCTGTTGCCAACCAAACCAATCCTTAACACCAGAATCGGCTTGGCCAGCTAAGTAAGTCAAATAGTTTGCTAAATCGTTATTATTTTTTATTGTTGGATTCATATATTAACTATTATTTGACCAACCGTATTGATTGCCACGAGGATGAATCGTGAATGTGCATTTCGCTTCTGCGTTAGGCGCATTATCGATAGTGAATTCAGAAACACGGCCAGTAAAGGCATATGCTACTGTGTTTGCGCCATCAACTGCGGCAATAACGAAAGTACGATCAATAATTCCGCTGTAAGCATCGCCACGCATT